ACTAAGTTATTGACATTCGTAAAGCTCTTTGTAATTTTTTGTAAACTCACTGAGTTGATTTTAATTTTGGAAGAAATTAAAGTGATTAGATACCGCCTTCGTTCTTCCAGATCGGTTGTTTTCGGTTTTACCTGAAGAGCCTTTTCCCAACGTGTAATCCAGTCTTCTGTTGCTTCTGGCAACAACATCAACCGTCTAGTATCAAAGATTAAGTCTGTAATCAATTCCAACTCTGGAATCTCAGTTTCAAACAAATCATTGATTGTTGGATCTAAGACCTCTGGCAAAGCCGATAACATACGATATCTAACGTGCGACATTAATAGTTACCTCCGTTAGCTTAGGAAGCATCGTGTTTGATAATTCGATGCTCTGTTCCCTGTCGTTCAACAAAACACGGTCCACGTCTCGAACCCCATTGATTCTGTCAATGATTGTGGCAACTTTATAGTTCCGAACCTCTTTCTCTTCAAATGCTTCTTCACGTAAGTATTTAATGAGTTGGACTCTCGCCTCGTTCTTGATTGTTTCAATGTCTACATCTTCGTCAATCTTGATAGTTGCAGTAATACGAACGTTGTAGCCACTTACTGACTGCACGGTTACATAAGCACCAATCGGAGCCACCCCTAACCCATGACCACTTGGTTCAGGATCCAAGTAATTCTTGAATTTCTTTACCAGCTCTGCACTTGCTTCATTACCGTCGGCATCTGTGATGGAAACACGTACCGTGTTTTCTCCTTTCCAGAGTGGTTCAATAAGTGCCGAACCAACACCAACAAACTCGCTTGCCCATTTCTTGTATTGGGCAATGTTTCCGTTTAAAGTCGGTGTTTTCAAGTACTCAATGGTACGCTTACGGAGTTGCTTATCCGTCTCTTCGTCTTCGCCTACGACGATAACAGAGCCGATTTCTGCCCCTTTAAAGTCGCTCAATACATCAATATTAATGAGTTGCCCTCTTACATAGTTGGGAGCATTTCCGACTTGTTCAGCTACTACACTATACTCAAATCCAGAGCGACGTTCTAAGACACGGAAATTGTACTCACTATTAACCACACTAAAACGAGTTCCAAGTGGGATTTCCTGTTTGAATTGAACCAACCGGACTGATGCCGTAGCTGGTAAGCGTTCAACTCCGAACTGCCTACATAATCGAGTTAGAAAGATTCCTGTACTTGTATCTAAAAAATTGACTTCCTCATACGATTTTAAGACCGTATACTGAATAGCAACTTCTCGAGCTGCAGGCGCAACTAGATTGTACAAGACAGACCCTTGCCTTTTGTCATACTTATCATCGAACAAGGCCAGCATATCCTCTAAAATTTCTGGATATGTTTTTACCTTTATCATCGTTTTACCTCCAAATCCATCTCAAATGTTCCAAAATCACTATCAACCATGAACTGCACATAAAACTCATCTTTCTTTACCTTAGTAGAAAAAGAATGAGCCTCATGAATCCTGTCGTCTTCATATAA